ATATTTTTGAATGAGTCCCCGCTTAATAATTCAATTATAACTTATTAGTTATAATTAAACTTTTCACTCAAATGAGCAAAATATTCGTCAGGTGACTCTTTATATAAACTTACTAAATAATTCAACGGTAATTTAGTAAATTTAAGGTTTTTGTTTGTGCAAGCTATTTGCAATTTTTTAACATCTCTGTCATATATATCCCAATGTAGGAATATTTCTCTTTGGAAATTATGAATCTTATCACTTAGAACCAACTTAGTATCTTTAGAAAAATCTAACCATGATAGGCCACTATAAACGGTTTTAAGATCCAATGGACAAGTTATTTCTTTCAATTGTGGGTGATAGCGAAAGTATCTCTTCAAGAAAGTAACATTAGCAATATCTTGATACGGATCCACAATATCCCCTTTTAAGGAATCAGTGAAAGTCATTCCAATTGACTCAAAAAATGAACGCATTGAGACTGCATTCAAATTTTGATATGGTTTTCTTAATCCATTTAATTTATCATCTCCATAAACATAATCAATTAAATCTTTATGAAATTTATCTTTCATTTTAAATGTTTGAATACCAGAAAACCTATAAAACCACATAGCAGTATAGGCTTTATTTATTAATGAATTAAAAATAGCAGTTAAAAAGCTACCTGATGGCATAGAATGAGTAGTTAAAATTACATCATCATTAATTCCCACATAGCAATAGGGCATATTAGTCAGAATAAATTCCGCCGCATTTGGATTATTTCCCTTATAATATTGCAAAACAAGTTCGTTCAACATTACTTGTAATTGAGGTAACATTTTACCATCATAACTTCCAATATCTCCAGCCCAAACTCCACAACACTCTTGTAAATTGCTATGCATAGTTTTAAATTCTTTGAAAGGATTTACTCCTACCATAATACCATTAAATGATCTATGTTCTATCAAATGCTCTACCAAATGTCCAAAATATTTCTTTGTTAACACTTGTATATGCAATCTTGATACTCTAAAGCTGCGAGGCTTCTTATTCTTTTCCTTGTTACGTAATTCATCTTTCAATGTAGCATACCAAAGTATATCTTCTAACTTAATATTTTGACCACTTTCAAGAGCCTCTTCTAAAACTTGGAGTTCTTCTTTAAAATTAGATGTAAAATCTCCTTCCAAAAAATTTATATAATGCTCCTTTTCATTGACACAATTAAAACCATTAGATGACTTTTTGTTTAATCCTGCCAATAATTCAGTACCCTTAACAATTTCATTAGAATTTAAATCTATAAATTCTGTCATATAATCGGATAATATAGATCTAGCAAATAAAACTTCAGTATGTGAAACTTTACAAACAGGAATAGTAGATTTTTTCTCCACATCTTTAATAGTGTGAACTCCCGTTAGTTGTAAATCAGCTGGTTCTCTATCTACTGGGAACTCACCATATAGTGGTGATGGTCCATAATTGCTTTCTTTAGGAGTTTGTATATGAGCATTACATTCAATTTTTATTGAACTATTATTTTCCCTAACTTTATCAGATATATCAACATCTAAAATATAAGTAGTATCATTCAATAAAATGTCTGCTATTTGTTGTTTCGTTTTATCACTCCATAAAATTGCATGACACTCTGTGCAATCCGCATTACCAGAAACATGGATTCCTTTTACTGATCCATTAGTACTAATTACAGGACTAGCACATAATCCTTGAGTACCAAAACCATAAGTTAATGCAGGTCTTCCTGCAACTCCCCACACAGAGGGTTCCACTGAACGAAGATAAACATTTTCGCCCGCAAAATTATTTTCATAATATGTCTCACAAGTAGGAACTACAAAATGTGGTGGTAAAAATATATTTCCGCATGGAGTTACTAACCAGTCATCACCCTTTGGTAATAATTGAAAAAATTTTCCAATAGATTTAAAAGGTGTTAACAATTTTTTTGGCATTTGTAAAACTACCACATCATTTCGCACGTCTCTAAACACTGTTTTCATAGCAATTTTGTCTAATAATATATCGACTTTATCTCTATTTTTATAAGCAGTAACATAACATTCACTACCTTTAACAGCATGAGCGACAGTGATAAGATAATGTCCAGAAATTATACCACACACTTGAATAGTAGGGAAATCTTCATTATCTACATCGATCTCAAAAACATGTTTTGAGATCTTTTCAACCGCAGTAGAATTTACATAAGCCAAAGATCTTTTCTTTTCTAATCTAGAAAACATTTGGGCAATAGATTCTCTAATTTGTATTTGTGTAGTTCCGCATATATGATCTCGCAGTAACCAAGTTGATATCCCTGCTAACACAGTTATAGTTGTAGCTATTAAAATATCTGCTCCCACTGACTTACTAGCGGATGTCCATAATGTAGAAACGTATTCACTAGCAGTAGTTATATAGTCAATACTATTATGAAGAACTTCCTGTAATAATTGTTTCATATCCATAACAATGTTATAACAATTTTTAAAATGTGTTGGAGTGCCATAATGTGGAGTTACTTGTTGTAATTGTACCATTTCTTCATCAGTTAACACATTTGATGTATATTGTGCACTTCTGACAAGATCATATATTAATACTATTTTCTTCATCCAACTTAAATAAGAAACACATGATTCGTTAGTATTTAACTTATAAATAACAGGTAACACAATATTGTTTGCGGTAATATATTCTTGAATATCATCAGGAAAAGCATTGACAAATAATTGGCTCTTAATATCAAAATATTCAAATGTGATCTCACCTTGTAGTGAACCCATAACATTTCGTGCCTTCTTAAAATTAAATACATTACCCCTTCTCCATAAAGCCTTAATATCACTAATTCCATCATCCCTTAATAAACCACTCAATTCTGTGAATCGATTAGTAGTTACCATAACAATATCACTAGTGAAAAACTTTGTATCCTTTAAATCAACTGAAGCACATTCTAGGGGTAATTTAATAGGAGACACAATATTTATAATATTTCTCCATTGTGAAATTGCTTGTTGTCCTACATCATCCATTGTAAAAACTTTTTGACCATTATAACAATCATAAAAATCTTTACCATCATCCTTTGGCTTTACAAGATGTGTATACGTATCCATATTCAAGCCCTGTATTAATTTACCCATAGTAACTGACTTCAAACAACCAGGTGGTCCTTCAAAAATGAAACAAACAGGTTCTTTACGAACTGTAGACTCGTAGGAATGTATACATTTAACTAATCTCTCAAAATCTCTAATACATTCCTTATAATGTGCAGATTTAGATTGCAATTCCTTCAATGGAATATTTGATTGAATAGCGTCGGATACTTCTTTAACCTCCTCTCTAAATTTACTACTCAAAACTAAACGCTTATCCGACTCCCATCTTTTAAGTATAAATCCTATCTTGAGTACTAAACCTCTATAATTCAAAAAACTACATGAATTTAACAATCCATATAATACTTCCTTTAATTTTTGGTCACAAGGAATCCAAGAGACTAGCGTATGTATAAAAGAACATACTACATTTAATATATCCCATAATATACTTGGATCATCACTTATTTTTGAATTAGTAAAATATTGTAAACGCTTGATAACTTCAAGCAATTTATGTGGTAAAAATAAAGACAAACCACTTAATATAAAAGGTTCTATACCCGCATGAGGAGACTGTAATTGGACTTTAACAAATTGCGTTAATTTCAATTTATCAGCAATTTTATATAAGTCTATTAAAACATTTAAAATACGTAATACAGTTACTTTATCATCACTCATTATATTAAATATCAACTGAGTCATGTCTAAAAATACAGTTTTATCTATATCTTTAAAATAATTATGAGCCAATACAATGGAATCATTAGCTTTAGAAAATACATTTAGTAATAATCTAAAACTATTAATTCCAGTTTGAACATCTGAAATAAAATTATGTGGAAATACTTGCCTTATATTGGAGATGGCTATACTCCTTGGCATTCCACCTAATAACTTAACATAAATAGTATCTTTATGTAACTTAAAAACTAATCCATTAATTTTCAAAAAAGTATTGCGATAAATTTCCTTAATCGTTCCGTGTGTACAATGATAAACATAATAGCGAGGGTTCAACGTAGGTGTTACAGCACTACGTAAGCTGAAGAGAGAAACAGACTCTTGCTGTTGGGGATTGTTAGCCATAAGTTAACCGGAGAAAATGAACTCAAGTATGGTTCGATTATATATAGTTTAAACCTAGCAAGGCAAGACCATTGCGCAATACTAGAAGCTTCTGTTTGAAAGATTTTCGCTAAAATCTCGGATGTTACTCCCCTAACAACTGGGTTTGTGTATCATTTTGAAAACATTTCTACACTAAAATGTTCGACCTGCGTTTACAGGATTTGCGGTATTATTTTTAAAATCCTTTCTACCAAAAAGAATCTACATGATCTACATGTTTCACACCATTAATCCTCCAAAATAAGCTGCTGGATATTGAGATAAAGGATCTGAAATAGGTGCGGCACGTGCAGCTGGGTGATTAACATCCATATTATAGGGCCCTTCCAATAGACCTTCCCCTGATGCCAATAAATATGAATATCTAATAGTTGGGCACAAAACTTGATATCCAAAACGCCCTTCATCCGTAGCTGCAATCCAGGGAATAATTGAAACTGGATGTAAATGCAACGATGTTATATCACCCGGTTTTTCCAATTCCCAGGGCTGACTAAAAGAAATTATAATTGATCCTAAATCGCTTGTTGGAACTCTATATTGACAATCATCTGCATCAAAAGCTTTAGCACAATCGCCTACAAAGCGAAAAGGACTCATATTAGGTATAACTCCCTCAATAATCGTAGAGTCTCCAACTGTATTATAAATACTAGCGTAGTCTCTATCAGTATATTTATTACTCGTAACTCTAAAGAAATCAGTTCCATCTATATAATTTACTGGAAAAGGAGTTACATGACTATTAATCTCTTGTCTTTGCTCGACATTATTATTTACCTCTGGATTTCCAAAAGTTGAGATACTTGCTTTAGGGAATGACGAAGAAAAATTCTTCGAAATTTGTGTTGTCCAATTTGTTCCCGGAGGAATAAAAGCTACTCGAGCCTGATAACTACCTTGAATGTGGAATTTAAATTTTATCCCACCAGTATATCCCAAAAACATTTTATTAATTAACTGAATGGTATTCATTTCAGCATTAAGACGAGTTGTATTACCTATTAAATCTGAAATTCTCAATGTCACTATACCAGCATTGGCCAATATATCGTCTCCACTTAATATAATAGGATCACAAGGAGTAAACCTTCTAATATAATCCCTTATACTATAAATAGGTAAAAAATCATAAGTAAATATTTGTTCTTTTCCCGTTTCAACAACTCCAACTAAATTATCTTGTAAATTAGTTTGCTCTGGTATTTGAGCATGTGATTTATCTTTTCGAATTCTGCCATGTGGTTCTTCCAATAAAGTAGGTGGTGGCACTAAAGGCGGATATGGATTATCTTCCACTGAAGTAAAATAATCTGAAACAATTGAGGAATATCCAAAATATTGGAAATCATCTCCTGCTGATAAATAGACATTAAAATTGATTGTTGGTGAAACAGTTCCATTTGTAACTAATGATGAATTAGCTATAATGTAGTACATACCATGTTGTAATGCATTGGTAGCCCAACTTTGGGCACATTCCAACTGATCTAAAATAGACACATATGGCAGTTCAAAAGTTTGAATTTGACCCCCTGCTGAAAATTCCATTGTTTCCGTCATAAGATTGGATACGGAACTCAACTGAGGATATTGCGTTAACATCGCAACAACTGGTGAATAGTTTCTAGCTAGAGTTAATCGCATAAAATGAAAATTAGACATATTTGCTTGAATATGTATTTTTAATGACCCTCTCCAGTATCTACTCAACTGATGGAAAATTTGTATAGGCACATTGGTACCATATTCAGTTGGAGTAGTTTTAACCTTTAAAATTTGTTGCTTAGGAGTTATAGGTCTACTCCATAAAATATCTCCAAACTTAGTTACATTATTCACATTAAAAGTACCGATATAATAGGGCTTACTTAAAATATATCTCATATCCATTTCATCTATATTAGTATCAAAAATTGGATAATTTACTATTCTATCGAATTGTGTATACGGATCTAGTTTTTCAAATTGGGTTTTACAATCCACAACGTTAGAAAAATTTTTAAGTTTGCTAATTACACGACTTTCAATTCCTGGAGTGTTTGGATTATGTAATCCAGTGTAAGCTCGAATAGAGCCTCTTGCCCAATCTAAAAAATCTCCACCAGCTTTAGCAACATTAGTAAAAAATCCATCAATAAAGCCAGTAGCTATACTTTTTAAACCAGACCAAAATTGAGGTTGATCTTTCCTAACAACTAAAGAATTAGGTATGGACTTATAAATAACATCTAAATGTGGAGCATAAAATTCAATTTCCTTAAACATAGCGTGTACATTAACGGCTACAGCCGTAGAGCCTGATGTTGGGGCTACTAAAGCATTTAAAACAATAAATGAAACATAAGCATAATCAGAAAAAGGAGAAGCAGTTACAACATTTTCATCAGGATCTGAATAAAGTAATTTACTATTGCTATAAAAAGGTACTTCTAAGCATACTGCTGTTGATTCATTTGCATGACAAAAAGCATGGGGAGCAGCCATAATAGATCCTCTATTAGACAATAAAGCTCCCGGTATCTTCATGGGTAGAGCTGTAACCAAAAGTGTTCCAGAATGCATAGGTGTTCCCGCTACTTGAATCATTAAGCAAAGTTTAGCTCGAAAAGCAACTGTTGATGTAAACGGAATTTTTGCCAACGCATTTCCCAAAATAGCTGACGGAATAGATAAATTAGTTAAAGATGCAAAAGGTGCAGTTATAGCTTCCCAAGGAGCTGTGAAAACTAAAAATGGTTTTTGTAATATTCTTGAATAATCCATTTTTAGGTCCAAAGGCATTGACATAATAGGACCCCATTGATCATACATAGGGGCACTTTCATTTATAGATCTAGTTCTTAATGCCGAATAAAACTGATCTGCTACCATATCTAAGGTTGATAGCTCACCTTCTTGATTTATATTTTCTGTAGTAGTACTTTTAAATCGCTTTAGTAGTACCATAATAAAACGATGGTTTAAATTTTATTAGTTTATACAGCAATCTCGGTCCTAAAATTTTAAATAGACTTTGTACGAGTACACTGTGTGTTGAATTTCTTAAAAATAAACGCTCTAACAACAAAAGAAATAAAGCTGTTAGATGACAATAATTAAATATTGTAAAATGATGTTAC